CCGTCATCCTTTTTAAATGGAGGATCACCTTCAGGCAATTCAAATTTTTGTTCTGGGATAAAGGCGTATTGGAACAAATATTTCAATGCGGGATTATCTCTAAACTCTGCTAATTTAGATGGGTCTTTGTTGACCGTATCTAAAATTTCTACTACATATTCTCTTGACATTTTAAAAATCCTCAATTTCATTTAGCAGCAAACGACACTTGTTTTTAATCAAGTAATTCATGATAGAATTCATGTCGCCTTGTGCTGGTTTTTCATATTCCGTAATGATAGAAGTTTTGACTTCCTCAGGTATATATTCAAAATCTACAAGGGTAGAATTGCGATGCCAGTTACGGCGTTCAGTATCATTTTGACAAGCATCAAATCCTTTATCCATAAACTCAGTTAAACGCTTAGAGCTTACTGATTTTTGGCGCTCTTCTATAATGAATACATCATCGGCAGACATAATATTAGGAACACCGTCACCGGAATCTCCCTTAACAATATGTTCAATCATCCATTCACGCAATTCTTTCTTTGACACTTTCATTTGCTTTTTAAGCATAGGACTGAACTGTGCTACATTGTCATACTTCTGCAATTGCTTAAAGTCTTTATCAGAAGAAATAATCATTACATTTTCGTGCTGACCGAACTCCTGAGTTTGAAGAGCTAATACTGCAATTACATCATCGGCTTCACACTTGTCTAGGCATACTACCTTATATGGAAAGTGCTGTCGTAAGTCATCACGAATCTCGCCCAAAGTGTCGAAGATAAATTTCCAATCTAAATCAGACTTGTCACGATTCTTTTTACGACTAGCTTTATAATTGGGAAAGAAATCTTTGCGCCAGTATCCACGTCCGTCAGATGCGATTACGATTTGTCCGTAATCCTTGGCATACTTTTTCTTGTATGACTTGATGGATGATAGAGCAATATGACGAATTAGATCTTTTTTCTTGGCGGCATCGTCAGTTTTCAGTTCACTTTGCATCGTCATGATAGATGCAAGACACACTTGGTTGAAGTCAATTAAAATCACGTTAAAATACCTTTACAATAATACATTCTTCATTCAAGCGACCATTCACTGCAGCTTCTTTAGTCGTTAGACTCTTAAATGCTGATGCAAGTGTTCGCTTGGTCATGGCGGCAAAGTCTTTGATTTGCTCCGGCTTGCGCATTGTTTTAGAACCAGAAGACGCAACATCATAGTTAACGATACTGGTACCTTTCACACTTAATGCTCCATCACCGAAAGCACGGTACACCATAGCTTTCTTATACTTTGTATTATACACTAATACTTCTTTTGCACCTACGATTTTCTCTGGACGCTCAGATACGATAGATAATTCATCGAATTGCTTCATGAACTTAACTTTTGCAGCCAAGACTGATGGTGGTTTCTCCTTACGAGCACGTGGTTTACGTGCTGATTTGGCAGCCACAGCACGTTGAGCGCATGCACCTTCAATCTCTTCAATTAGTTTACAGATCTTTTTGATCTTGACCTTTTTAATATTGGAGTAACCTTCAACTAGTTGCTTATCGGTTCCTTCAATAAGATCTTGAAGTTCATTCCAAAAGTTAACAAAGGCTGCTGGAATAAGTTTTGCAACAGGAGCACTAACGTTGTTAGCTTCTAGATATCCACTGAAGTTTGGTTGTTCATCAGATGTAATGAAATCATCGATCATTGCATTGAATTCAGCAATGTGCGAACTAGCGGCTTCCGCCATTCGATCTTGAATAGTCACTACAGGTTTTGCCGGTGCCGTATCCACAACAACAACTGCTCGTTTGGGGATAAATGAGCTCAATCGCTTGACTTCAGACTCTAGATAGTCGAGTTCACGATCCGCCAAGTACTGATCACGCATTTTCAAACGTGCAATAGTACCGGCAGATCGGAATTCTAGATCGCTGGCAACATTGGAAAACTTTGCAGCTTCCTTCTTGCCGACATACTCCATAAACCAACGGCGTTTTTCTTTGTTGTCATTTGATGCGTTGTAGAAATTCAAGGCACTCATCAGCGATTCAACGTAAGCATCCTTGTTAATAATAGGTTCATCTGATCCGTATCCATTGCCCAAGGCTTTAAGTTTCTCGCGCTTGTTCTTCAATGCAACTTCTTTTTTAGTCAACGCCATATGGTTCTCCAAATGAAAATAGGTACTCAGTATGGTACCTATTATACACTAATCGGGAATATTCGTACATATAGTACTAAAGTATTACTTTATTCCCCGGATTTAAGTTCCACCACCTCAGTATAGAGGGTCTCAAATTCCTCATGAGACTGTTGCTCATTCTGGAAATTCTGTTTGTGGTATGTACGTGCCATCTTAGAAAGGATTTTCTTAGAGATTTTAAACTGATCATTTAATTCAGCAATTGCTTCTTTTTGGAAGTCTTTTTCTGCATCAACACGAGTCATCGAGTTGGAGATTTCTTCCATGGCATCTTTAATTTTTTTGCGGTCTGCGGGTGAGCTAATCATATATTATCCAATATTAAATTCAATAGTTTTTACAGATTCGGCGTTGAATGAACGCCAACCGTTGTTTTCCAAATCAAATACACGAAATGCACTTCCTTCTTTAATTTCCTTTTCGCCGGAAGGATGCATAGTAACAGGAATCTTAGATAGATTTTTAGTACATTTCATTACACGAGTAGAACCATCTTTTTTGGTAAATGTAACTAATGTAGGTGTTTCTTCCATTAGTAATCCATTTAGCCAATCTCGGAATTCTTGGGTTTTTAAGAATTCTTGACGATTTTCAAATATATTATCGTTTTCAGTAATATCAATCATTAATAACCTCAACTTTCACTTTAACAATCTTCTGATCTCCATTTGAAGCTTTTGCGACAGCTTCAGTGGGATAGATTCTACATGTACGTTGATTGAGGGATCCCAAATCCGAGTATACAATATATCCAAATCGATATCCAATCTGGACCGATATAGTAGCTTCATCGGTAGTAGCTACTTTTGCTTTAAACAGTGCAGGCACTTGTCGTACTCCTTCCATATCACACCTCATTAACAAACATGATATCATTGTATCATAGTAAAGAATTATAATTTTTCGATTTTGAAGTTTTCACCACATCGGATACGTTCACTCATTTTTAACCGAGTGCCGGCATCTTTAGTTTTTTTTTCTTCTACTAACACCGGTTCCAGAATAGTCTCTAGAGTTGGTTCTATAGACTCTGGTTCCGGTTCCGTTGTAGTTTGAACTACTTCAGGAATAGACTGTTCTTTTTCTTTAGACCGCATTACCGTCTGATTGTATCCTATGAACATCAGTACAGCTAATGGATCAAATACTCCTACGATCATCAGTGTGACAATACGTACAGCCTTTTCTAAGAAGCTAGGATCAGTCTGTTCGCCGTAAATTAAGGCTGCGATGTACCTGATTGGTCCGATTTCCGCTTCGACCTTGCGCGCTTCTTGGGCAAGGGGGATTCGCTGGTTGGTGTACTCACTGACTTTGGCTTGCGCTTCCTCGATGGTTTTGTAGGCTGCGGCTCGTTCATCTCTTTGGGAGTCTCTTGCTTTAACTCCTTTTGTAACGGCACCGAGCTCGGTGTATTTTTCAATTTGTTGATCCAGTTGATCAAGCGTTGCACGAGCGTCATTAATAATCTCCCTTTGATACTTAATTTTTCCGTCAATCAGTTCTATCTTAGACAGAACATCACCAGTAATCATTCCCTGATCACTATGAGCCTTTGAAAGATATCCAAAGATTCCCATACTGGTCAAACACATCAATACGATAATGGCTGTGACAAAATAAGTTTTTAATAAAATTGAAGTCTCTTTCCAGTTTCTGTATAACCAAGAAGCGACAACAAGCTTCGATAATTCTAATGCGCCGCCCATAATTGCTATGGACATTGCAGCACCAGAAAAGATTGCCATCAACCCCATGATGGCGTAATATGCAGCAATCGTTGATAACGATACAGCCGACAAGAAAAGTAGAGTTGTCATAACTTTACGTGAGTCCTATGAATTCTGCACTGAATTTGGCCGTTATACCATTCAGCTGGTTTTTCTAATACTTCATAATGAAATTGAAGTTTAGCTTCTAGGTAAGTCATCGTACCTTTATTGATACAAAGATGCAATATTTCACGTGTAAAATTATTTTCCCCAAGTTCTGCAACATCTTTCTTGACATCATCCGAAGATGACCAATAGGTCTTCCAATCAGACGGTACCTTTTCTTTCTTCTTTTTTCCTTTAACTTGACGAGTCTTGCTAAACCAAAAAAGCTTCTTTCCAATGTAACGCCGATTGGTTGTCTTATTGACTATAAGATAAACGAATCCGATATTTTTTTCAATCAAGCCTTCATCAAATTCTACATCTTTATATAACCACATACTATACCCATTTTTGTTTAGATATAGTATTTATTCAAAGAGTTTCATCAACCCCCTAATAGTATTGAGGCGATGTATGATCAACTTAATCCTCTGAGTCCGACTCATCTTGGTCATAACGTTCATCTTCATAAATGTCTCCACCACAAAACGGGCAGTACGCAACCTCACTGGTTGCAATACCGCTTTGCTCTTTAAAAGTGATTTTGCCGTGGGCTCCACATGAATCACAATCAAAATGTCGTATCATTAGGCTTTCCCCCAAACATCATTCCATGTACCAGACAAAGCTCCCTTTGCGTAGTCAGTAACACGGTTCTCAAAGAAGTTGCCATGAACTGGCGCGTTAATCATTTCTTCAACCCATGGCAATGGATTCTTCTTACGTTTGAAGATACCTTTCATACCCATGGAGATCAAACGGCGGTCAGCAATATAACGGATATATTCCTTAACATCGTGTGCACTCAACTCTCGCATATCACTACTTGCGAATGATAAATCGATGAACTTATCTTCTAGTTCAACCATCTTTTCTGCAATGGAATAAATACGACCTTTGAGTTGGTCATTCCAAATCTCTGGATTTTCTTTAACATAAGTCTTAAACAATTGGATCATTGACTCTGCGTGCATAGTCTCATCAACAATAGACCACGTAACAATCTGACCCATACCCTTCATCACACCATGGCGAGGAAAGTTCAATAACATAATGAATGATGAGAATAATTGCATACCTTCAGTAAAGGCAGAGAATACCGCAATATGTTCAGCGGTAGATTGAATCGTACCGTTGTTGGATGATAACTCTAACACGTAATCGTGCTTGTCTTTCATTTCTTGGTATTCCAAGAATTCTTGATATGTTGACTCAGGCATTCCCAAGGTTTCAATCAAGTGAGAGTAAGCAGCAATGTGTAGTGCTTCACGGGCGGCAAAACCTGATAACATCATACGAACTTCAGGCTGTGGGAAGTACGGCAGATAGTTTTTAACATAACCACCAGCAACATCGATATCTCCCTGCGTGAAGAATCTAAAGATATTTGTAAGGAACAACTTCTCTTCAGCAGTTAGTTTCTTTTTCCAATCTTTGGAATCTTCCATCATTGGAACTTCTGTATGTAACCAATGTGCTTGTTCATGCTTCAACCACGCATCGTATGCCCAAGGATAGGCAAATGGTTTGAAGTAATTACGCTCGTCCGTGAGTCTAGTTTTAGATTTTACCATATTATTCTTTCAAGCCAAAAGCTTCTAGTAGTTGTGAACGAGTCATACCGTTACCAGTAATGCGACGTATTACTTTGTTATTGTTATCCAACAGAATCAAAGTAGGAACACTGCGAACACCACGGTTCACAACTTCATTACGGTTTTCTTCTTCATCGATATCGATTGCTTCAACCGGCCATGGCAAGTTCATCGTCTTTAAAGTTTCTCCCAATTGCTTACATGGTTGACACCATGATGCTTCGAATTTTAATAGTTTCATTATAGTTTTCCTGATGCTAATACGATTTTACAAATATGCTCTAATCTCTCTATGTGCTCATAAGCACGCCATGGCGAAGAATCAATGGCAACGACGCCGTGTCCTTTAATACCAATTATATCATATTCAATATTTCCGTTCCTATTAAGTCCGAGGTTTTCGAAACAGTTATCTGCCAACTCTTGACTAATAGGTGGAACATCTGGTACATTCTTTGCAACTCTTGTATATCTATTCAACTCTGGAAAGTCCTTGCAGACATTCGATAAATCGATTCCAGCATGCATAGCTGCAACACAATAGGTAGGATGAAAGTGCATCACTACACGAACATCCAAACCTTGTGGTAATTCTTTCTGTAAACCAAAATGAAGAGGAATCTCTCCACTAGGTTTTAAGTTCTTGCTAATATCAGTATATTCGGCTTCTTGCCAACAATATAATAACGACGCACTACCTACTCCACTATTGATACCAGCGATAATATCGATCTTTTTAAATTGATCTGGCTGTAGTGTTTGTTTACGTACACCGCTTGGTGTAATATAAAAATGATTTCGATCGTGATGGCGGATAGAGACGTTTCCATCCCTACTAGTAATCCAATTGCGCTTGTACGCTTCCATCATTGTGTCACATATAGTTTCTAACATATTTTTACCAATGTCTGATAACACCAGCCATGATGAACATATTTGTTACAACATAGCATAATATTATTAATGTTCTAATTAGAGCGATGGTATCAGCTTCTTGTACGTTCTTTCCTGATTTCTCACCAATCGCTCTTGCCCAAAGTCTCCAGAATTTCCTTAACCTTCGCAAGCGATACATACATCACCATCACCGGTTAATGCAGACAAGTCAAGTTCATTAATGACTTCTCGCTCAATACGTTTCGAAACTCTATCAGCTTTTGCAATTTTATCAGAACGACAATAGTACATAGTCTTCAAACCTTGCTTCCAAGCTTGGAAGTGGACTGCATGGATATACTTAATATGTGAGTCAGGTCTAAAGAACACATTCAAAGATTGTGCTTGATCGATATATTCTTGGCGATCTGCTGCATGTTGAATAACCCACTGCTGATTGATTTCCATACCAGTCTTATATACATCTTTATCCCAATCGTTCATCCATGCTAAATGCTGAACTGAACCATCATGAGCAATGATAGAAGACCACTGTTCTTGAGCCCAAGCATCTGGATGATTTTCTGCTTCCTTTTGAATGATCTTATCTAGATGGCGATTCTTATTTAGCGAAGAACCCGATAGAGTGTCTTGGCGATAAGCATTGGCGCGATAAGGTTCAATAGAAGGGCTAGTATTGCCCATGATAATGGAAGAAGAAGCATTGGGAGCAATAGCCATGAGATGACTAAAACGATTACCAGTACCCTCTGCATCTGGAGCTTCACCTCTCTCCATCCCCAATAATTTATTAGCCTCATCTAAGTGCTTCCTCACATGTGAAAATATTTTCTTGTTCAATCCAACCGCCATTGGGTTTTCCCATGGTAGATTCTGTTTTTGCAATAGTGCATGCCAACCTAATGCACCGATACCAATAGAACGCTCACGCATAGCAGAGTACTTTGCACGTTTAATTTGCTTAGGGGCATTATCAATGAAGTACTGCAATACGTTATCGAGCATTTCTGCCACGTCTTTTAGGAACATCTTGTTCTTTTTCCAATCATCATAGTGTTCCAAGTTCAATGAAGATAGGCAACATACAGCTGTACGTTTCTCATTGGTTGGTAGGATAATTTCAGAACACAAGTTTGATTGATTAATGCGTAGGCCTCGATCCTTTAACCATTGCGGCATTGCACGGTTACTTGCATCGATGAAGTGGATATACGGTTCACCTGTCTGCATACGCATTTCCAGGATACGCTGCCATAGTTCTTTTGCCGATACTGTTTCACGAACTTCATTGGAAGCTGGATCTACTAAGTCCCATGAGTCATCCACATTATCATCCAACATGGCTCGTTCAATAATTTCCATGAATCGATCTGGAATATTAATACCATGGTGCATATTCAAACAACGCATGTTCTGATCACCTGTTGGCTTACGCATTTCCAAGAAGTTGATAATGTCTGGATGATCGATATCTAGATATGCAGCGTAAGATCCACGACGAGTGCGGCCTTGACGATATGCCAAAGATGATGCATCATACATCTTAAGGTGTGGCATGACTCCAGTGGATTTATCATCAGCAGAACGAATGCCAAATCCTACACCAACACCGCCTCCTAGCATACTAAGCCAGTTCGTTTCCGACAAGTTTTCTACTAAGCCCTCGGCGGTATCTTCGATGTAATTGAGAAAACATGAGATAGGTAAGCCACGCTTACTACGGCCGAAAGATAGAATAGGAGTAGAATAGCTAAGCCAATGCTTGCTAGCATAATCATACAACCGCTGAGCATGCTCAGGATTGCTACCAAACTTCGAACTAACATAGGCAAACCTTTCCTGAGGAGAAGTTTCGTCCTCTTTCATATATGACTCTTTAAGGCGAGTAATACCCAAACTATCGAACAGACTATCTCTACTGTAATCTACTTTAATTCCATGAACAATATTCGTCATGCTTTTCTCCATTATTATCTTGAAAATTCAACCCAACCGGTGATTATATACTTATCATTGCTAAGTGGTGGATTGCCCCTATGCGTGTGCGTATAACCCGCCGGCCAAATAACCAATCTATTGCGAATAGCATGAATTCTCTTTTTTAAGTATAAGAATTCAGTCTCTCCGCCCTGTTCAACATCATTCATATACCAAAGAAAGACTCCGAATCTATTACCAGAGTCGATAGAACCTTGCTCAGTATGCCAAATATGATACCCTTCTCCCGGTCTAGTGCGCTGAATTTTAACTCCATGTACAATAGGCGGACCAAAATCTTTTAATGTAGAATACTGGTTTGCATAATCATCCCACTTAGGCCAAAAATTATTTAAGAATACTTCAGCTTGACTTCGATCTAGGCTGATAGACAAATCATCTTTAATATGTCTATCTTCTGGTCTATACCAACCTTGACTATTTTCATATTCAGCAAACATCTTTTCATAATGCTCTATAACCGCTTCGTCTAGTGCATTATCATATATGCCAACGAAGTCGTCTGCAGTATTATTATACTTAGGTTGTGCCATATTATTCTTCTAGAAGAGTATTGGTTAACGGGAAAATATCGGCAATTACCTTAGCACAGGCCTTAGCAATTTCCATATGTTCTTTTTGTGTACCATTTGCTGCACGTAACTGAATATAGTGAATCCAGCTGCGAATAGTACCATTCATATATACTCGTGTTTTCGTTAGACCTTCTGGTAGAACTGCACGAGCCTGTTCTTTTGCAACACCGTTATCGATTGCCCATTTATAAGCACTCTCTGCGGCTTCAATAACTTTTCTCTGCTGAATCATCCATTCACGCTTCAATTCTGAGTCTTCGGTCTCTACGGAATTTTGGCGATTCTTAGCATCTTGTAAACGAGCTTCACGAAATGTAAACATATCACCAAGTTCTCCCACATTAGCATAACGCTGTGAGAATTCTTGAAACGAGAAAGAGCGATGTCTTACGATCTGGTGAGCAATGTCACGTGTCGTATCAATTTCAATACATGCATTTGCCATCTCAAGAGGTGACCAATGAGCATGTTTGATTAGATATCCGATTAATTTTTCTGAGGTTTCAGTGTTAAACTGATTTGCTGGGTTAGAAACACGGGCACAATATGCCACTAGTTCCTGAACATCGTATAATCCCTCTTCAATAAGTTCACGTGAGGGTTTTGTATAAGAAATAAGACGTACTTGCACTGCGCTTCTCCATAAATGTATTCAAGTGGTCTACTATATATAGACAACTGGTGACGAAAATGGGCTTTTTCAAGCCCATTCAAAAATATATTTCTTTAATAAACTTTTAAGGTTTTATTAAGGGTATCAGATTGGATAGGGCATAACCAATGGCTGCTCCAGCACCCATTATATACCATTTCCATTTTTCTAGTGTACGAATTCGATCTTCCATTTCTTTCATATCACCTTGGATTTCATTTTTGATATCATTATGTTGTTGTGTTGATACCACTGCAGCGTGCTTCATACGTTCTTCGATACGCTTTTCCATGGATTCCAATTTTTCCAGGATTTCTCGTGTTTGCGTGGTGATACGTGAGTGTAATTCATCGATTTCACGATCGCGTTTGTCACTGACCTTTTCTAAAGAATTTAGGCGTTCGTCATGGACTGCTAGGAGTTTCCCAATACTATTGGATACTTCAGATATCTTTTCTAAAGAGGAGTCTAGTTTTCCAACCACACTCTTAAGTACTTCTAGTTCAGTTTCCAACGCCATCTTGAATCCCCGCTTTAGGCTCGTAGTATTCTTTATACTTGATTATTATAACGCGTTGAGCGTTAATGAAATTTCTAATTTCTGCCATCAACATCGATAGATCCTGATAACCGTCATCCGTTATAGCGAATAATACTTTATTGCCTTCTAAATTAGCAAAAGCTTCATTTACATTGTCAGGTGTTACAATCAACCACTTGATTGTATTAGTATTTATAGGTAAAGGATTATCAATGTTGAGAGGAGTCTTATCGACTGCCTTAGTTTGTATCTCTACCGGTTTAATATTTTCTTTACCAAAAGATGGCAAGAATGCACAACCGCTGCTAGTTACTACTAGTGAGTAAAGAAGGACATTCCTTATTAGTCTCAGTGCCATTTTTCTCGCCTTCAGTCAAAGGTGAACCAGATGCTAACTCTATACATCGTAAAGCATTCTTGGTTCCAGTATTAATAGATTTTTCTACCAGTGCAGGTTTTTCTGCAGCTAGTTTTCCAAAATCACGCTTGCTTCCATCCGCAGAGGTGTTGAACCTATCACGTAAGGAATTCATATCTTCTTGTTGTGCTTTAATCACGCCGGTTAGTTCACTATTAATCTTACTAATAGCTTCTTGCTCTATACGTATTTGCGTGATTAACTCTTGTTGTGCCTGAACGGCATCGGTCATTTTCTTGGTATTCTCAAGGCTAACCGCAAGATCGGCCTTGAGAGATGTTACATACCAACCTGCCGCCGCTATGATAACGACTATTACAAGAATAGCGATAGCACGGATAGCTGCAGTGATTCCCATTACTTATTCTTTTGTTTGTCTGCAACTTTTTGTAAAGCTTGACGTGCTAGATGACGAGCTGCTGACATGCCATAACCCTGTTTACCTGGAGTAGCAACTTTCTTTTTAGAATATGGACCATCAAAAGGAGGATCTTCCTTCTTATCAGTATGCATATCTTCTTTAGCCAAACGATCAACTGCTTTAGATACACCACTTAGTCTCTTTTCAGCACGTTTTTCTTTAGAGTCCATATTAGCAAACCGGTTTGGTCCTCGTGCACCAGCTTCTACGCCAGCAGCACGAGTAGCAGATGCCGCATTGCCGGATGCTTTTCTAACGTATGAACCTAATGTAGACTTGCTCAATTCATCAATTTGTTCTGCTGATTTTGACAGCTCTTCATTCATTTCGCTCATTAAATAATCATGAGCGGTTTGAACATAGTCAGTTGCTAGAGTAATCTTTGACTGAACCCATTCCGGAAGATCTGTATCTTCTTTCATCATACCCATCATATGTTCACCATGACGGGTTAATGTCTTTAATTGAGTCATAGCCATGGCACCTTCGTAGCCATACTCTTGTTTGTCTTTTGCTTCATTCATTGTAACTTCTTCTTTATTCAAACGTTTCTTTGCTTTAAGAATGTTTACATTTGAACGTGTAGCAGTTCTTGATGCAGCATTGACATCTTTCTCTAGTTCACGTTTCTTAGCGTCATGGTCAAATTGATGTTTAAGAGGTGCATCAAGGGAAGGTCTGTTCCTGTTGTGCTGGCGTAGAGCATCACGTGCATCAATCACACCCTGTCTATTGGACTCATGATCATCCGACTTCTTATCTATGTAAGAACGCAATGTACCTTTGCTTAACTCGTCAATCTGATCAGCTTCTTCTTTCATACCCATCAATCTACGAACATGTTTTTTAGCCTCATCATCAGACATTCCATGCTTTTTCTTTAAAGCATCAACTCCTTGCTGCATATTCTTGGTAGGGCCAAGCGTCTTATGTAAATCAGCATCAGAAGGAGTATTTGCTTCTTCAATCTCGACTTCTTCCTTCATTTTCTCTTTAGCCATCATAGCACGAATCTTGTCGACAGTGCTAGCATCCTTTTTAGTTAAAGCTTTTTTGGCTTCTTGCTCCTTGCGCTTTGCTTCAGCGGCAGCCCACGCAGCATCCGATTCGGCAATAGCTTCTGTCATAAATTGATTAAACTTTTTCATATTCTCCATCCTTCTGTCTGCGGAATAATTTTAGGGTTTTCTTTTTCTTAGGTTTTATTGCTGGATAATCAACAGATGTAGCAGTGCCATCACCAACCACATTAGCGATAGCTGCTACAGCATCTTCTTCAAGTGGGTCAATATTTTTTATTAAATCAGCAAAATCCAATTCTTCTTCAACCATGCATAAGTTTTTAGATTCTATTGCATGAATAGTTTCAATCAACTCATGTTCTTTAATTGATGTACGTACATTTAGATTTTCTTTAATCAACCAATATGCTGCCATTACAGAAGCAAACTTAGTTTTTCCACCTGGAACTTTACCTAATAATTTTTTAAGATTAAAAACTAATCTATGTAACGCAGTATACGAATCTCTTTCTTCAGAGTCATCTAAATCTTTAACCTTCTTTAACGCATTACCATCTTTGTCGATGATTCCGAACTTATACGCATCAGTCTTCTCAAATGGAGTGACCAACATATATAAGACCCTGAATGCAATTAAATTGTCAGTTGTGGAATTCATTAAATTTTCCTTAATATACTTACTATGTTCTGATCTAAAGTGACGTCTGTTAGTTCCGACTCTTCTAGTCTACCTAAGTATACCATGAAAGTCTTTAATGCCGGCCAGTGTTCTTTGTCGACTTTGAATAGCAGCATTTCATTTAAACACTCTCCAAAAATATTATACAATACTATTAGATGGTTTAGAATCAATCGCTCTCTAAGTTCGCCCTCCGAATACCGCCTGAAAAGTTTCTTCAAATAGAGAAACCTTCGTAAATCTTCTTCAAATTCCTGTACACTATGGCACTGTGTATTATCATAGTGCTTCATAGCATACAGGATGAAGTTGTCATCAGTCAATTTAAAATTCATAATATACGCGGGTAGTTAACCCGCATTTAATTAAGGTGTAGCTACAGTTAGTGTAGCAGCATCAGAAGTTACATCAGAGGCGCCGTCAGTAGAAACTACACAACGGAACTGATATCCATTTAGATCGCCAGCGCCGCCGCCTAGATCGACATCAGCATTAGCGATGGTGATTTCAGCAGTATTAAATCCTGTTGCCCATTCTGGTTGTGCATCATCCCATGTAGAACCACCGTTTTCAGAGAATTCCCATGCGTATACTAATGTTGAAGAACTTGCAGGTGAAACTGATGCTGTTACTGAGAATGCAACTGTCTCTTCATCGCCTAGAACGGCAGATACATTAGCCGGTTGACCGCTAATAGTAATAGTGCGTGTCTGTGTAGTAAGTACTGAATCACCATCAGTACTCATTGAACCCATTGCGACCATTGTTTCATATGTAACACGACCAGCACGACCGCCGGTACCTTCAGTTTTTAGAACCCAACCTGCAGTCACACCGGGCGTGGCGGCAGTCTCGGCGGCATCAGCGCCGTATGTATTTGCCTTATCGGCGTCTGACAAGTACTTTGGCTTACCAGCTTCCTCGTCTTTATTTGTCCATAGTGCCATTTTATTCTCCTTATTTGGAATGTTATACTTATTTATTGCTTGCTGGTTTACCAGCGTTAGGATTACCCATAGATGCTTTCATAGCTTTCTGTTTAGCTTTTTTGGCATCTAATTTTTTCTTGAGCTCAGGATCGGCGTTGATCATCCAACCTGGAGCATAACCCTTGCCTTCGTCGATATATGATTCAACGAAAGAATCGAGTCCTTCTTCAACTACCTGGTCGAATTGCTCTTCTGTAAGGTCCATTAAAAATTCTAGTGCTTCAGCAAATTGGTTCTTTTTAGGACGGCCACGCCCGCGCTTAACTTCGGAGTTATCTCTCTTGAACTCTTTGCTCATGCCATCTGGATCACGTTGTTTAGTATAAACGGTACCAGTGTCTGTTTTCTTAATATCATGCTTAGTCATGGTAGAAGTCTTTTGCTTTTCAGCATTCTTCTTAACCATCTTTTGCATGTCATCCCAGCCTTCTTCTACCTGATCTTCTTTCATAGCCATCTTGGTAGCAGTAGCATACATGATATTTTTTGCACGATCTTTGCCATATTTGTCAACGAATGATTTATAATTCTTTTTCATGCCTTTGACATAGTCTTCACGTTTTTTCATTTCCGCGTCAGACATTTCTTCTGCAGCTTCAGACATATTATTCTTGCCGTCGTCCTCGCCGTGCTTAAAAACGATCTTGCCGGCTTTATATTTTTTACCGTTTTTATCTAATTTAAAATCTGAAGTATCAACTACATCGTTGGCGTTTTCATCATTTTCTTCAGCTTGTAATTTTTTAAAATCATCAGCATCTAGTTTACCATTGCCGTTTTTATCAAGCTTATGTTGATTGCCTTTTAACTTCTGTTCTGAAAATTGTTTAAAATTCATTTTACATTTCCCCTTCATTTAACTTCATTGAAACACGAAGCATCCATTCGTGCTTCTTATGGATATCTAAACGACCTGCCAAGAAATCAGCAAGTCCTTGTTTGTTCATTTGATTAGCCATATCAAACGCTTCTTGTAAACAACCAATAACAGATGCATTTGCAGCATATGTGCTAACAACCATGGCGTAACACGTCTGTGGCTTTTCTTTGTCTTCTTCTAGTGTAGCATTATTATACAATTCGCTCAGACTAATTGGAGCATATGGACCTTCGATACGAATCTTTTCTGCAATAGTGTCTACGGCACCATGGACTTCTTCGTATAGATCACCGAAGAATTTATGATACTGACTAAAGTGAATACCTTCCACATTCCAATGGTATGAATGTGTTTTGAAATACATTATGAACGTATTTGCCAGACATTTGTTAAGTGATTTTGTTAATTCGTCCATATTTTAATCCGATCGAAGTTTAATTCTGTATGTTTGGTATAATGTATCTCTGGATACTTATTTAGTATAAGTACTATGAACCAAACGATCGTTTTCATACTTGCGTACTTTAGGTACCATACGCATAGCTAATCTATTGATAACAGATTTACGCTTTTGTACTATTTTTTCTAGTCTTTCTTTTTCACCGACAGACAATTTGTTTAAAGGTCTTTTAGCAATTCGCATCTTTAAAGCTTTAACTGCTAATCGTCTAGCTCTAGTATTTACCTTCTTAACAGACGATCTAGTTTTTAATGCGATTCGCAATCTACGTTCACGCTTACTCTTGGTACGAGCAAACCTGATCTTAGACTTGATTCTTTCTTGACGGCTTAATACTTCATTCAAAGTTTCTTCTTTGAGTTCGTCGACCTTCTCGCCAGTTTCGTCATCGATGATATCTAATTCTTCGTCGTCATATCCGTGAAGCATATGATCGTCATTCATTGAATCGGCTACTTTATCCAAATCATCGTCGGACATTTCTTCCTCTTCTTCATCATCATCTGCTTCTTCTCCAAGATGATGCTTAATTTTCAAGACGCGCACTGAATTATCACCGCAGTGCAATGACTTTCCAACAACTTCTTCATCTACCTCAGATTGCTTAAATGCCACGGCAAGCTTCTCATCATATTTGATTCCGGCTTCTTTTGCAACATCTAGCATGTTGGCAACGATTTCTTTTCCGCGGGCAGAAAATGTCTTATTCTTGATTCTACGTAATGCAGTATTGACAAGAAGTTCCGGATTATTACTAGTAGGTTCTTCTAAGCCGAGAGACATTGCAATTACTCTTGCGACTTTAATTTTGTCAGATGCGGTATATTTCATTTCGTTTATTTCCTCGGTGACTTCTTGTGCCACATCTTCAAATACTTGTACTTGATTTAGCCATTTACTTTCCAATGACCCATCCTGCAATTGGATTAAAACATGGTTAGATCCACGTTTCACGATCTCGCATACCTGCTCCTCAAATAGTACCTTATCTCCTACGTTGAAGATATTGCCAGAATGGTATGATTCTCTAATTGTATCTCTTTCGAACTGGATAGATTCTTTAATAGCATCGATACCCATACCTTCACGGATTTCATTCATTAGACGTTTAGCATCTAACTCAGTAATACCATGTGGCAGACCTTTCTTAAACGCGGCAAAGTTACCTTTCTTGGCAGCTTCACGCATCTTAGTACCAGACATTCCCGATGCAGTATCCGAGTCTGGATCACGCTCTCCGGCAGAAACAACTTCGATAGTTTCAAAGTTGAATGTGGTTCCGTTATACTTATCTAATAGTTTCTTATATTCAGCAACTCTATCCGAGCCAGCAATCATTACGAGATGCTTATACTTCTTAGATAACTCGGCAGCCACTTCCATGAATGTGCGCATGTTATCGGTTGCCGCCATGAATTTGGCATGGGGAAACATCCGCTTAAGATAATATACCTTGCGGTTAGCTGGAAGTGGA